CCTTAAAGGAGGCACCATCTTTCACTAAATCGCGAATGACGTCGATATCCGTGCGTTTACCCTTGCCCACTTGAAGCGTTCCGGCTTCTTCTGCTTCCGCATTCGCATCCTTATGCTTATCATCTTTGTCGTAGGGCCCAAATATATAGGTACGATTTTCCTAAAAAATGAAAATAAAGTCAAACCCTAATTTAAGCTGTAAAGTCAAAAATAAAAATACCGAGTCAGTGCCACGGCTTGATTCCCAATGAGCGCGTGGGTGTTCCCTTCGTACGCTTGCAAGACTGCGAGCATTCGTGAAACGGACATAACCTTGCAGGTGAGGCGTCCCAGATTCCGCAATTTCGGGTGCGAAGCAGGCATACGCGACGCCTGCAGCGGAGTTGAGGGAGCGAGCGGCGGCAAATTCATCTGCGGTGTAATTATTAAGCGTAAAACACCAGCAACGAGATCGCGCCGAATTTGACATAAAATTAATTATGAAATATGAAAGTAGGGTTTGGTACGTGACACTGAAGTAGTGACACTGAAGTCGATAAGGTAATACTGTACTTATCGACTTTTATTTTCGCTACGCGAAATATTCTTTTATATAATTAAAGCGCAACCGTAGTGTGGCTATTAGCAGCCGTTTGTAAAAAAATAACTTCTTAAATTAACGTCTAAATCTATATCCTTTTCTATTAGATTTAACCCAACGGGCCCGTGTCTTTCTAGGCTTTCCAAAAGTCTTCTTTGTAAACTTTGATTTCCGCTTCTTGTTAACCACACGAGCGCGTTTATATACATGCGTGCGATTCCTTTTAGCACCCCAAGCCATTAATTTTGTTGCTTAAAAGACAGATGGTATGTTATGTCACAATTAATATAACATATACCAGAAGAAGGAGTTTGATATAAAGTATACAGTTGTATACCAAACAACTGTGAAGGAGTATTTATAGGTGTCCAAGGCATCTTAACAGGTTTACGAGTCTCAGTAGCTAAAACAGCTCCAGTCGCAGGCGTATTGTCATACAACTGCATAACCTTCGGCCTAAATGAATACTTAAAATTCATACGTTCAGCAGTGAAAGTTTTCTTAATAAAATTCTTCCGCATAGCAATATTTTGCGCAGTAACTGAACCAGCCAAAGGCAGTACATATTCGTCATTATAACGAATATATATAGTAGGAGGTTGAGACTGTAACCCAGAATCACCAGTATCACAACAGGAAAAATTCAAAACAATACGATTAACCTTGTAATGCGTATAAAGCTGCTGATATAACGGCCAATCCTGAATAGTATGAGGTACAGTAACAGAAGCAGCAGACGATATAGTACCAGTGGCATTACCCCAACTACCAGAAGGATCAAATATCATAGTATTGCCATATATATAACTACCAAGAGCAGAATACATAGCAATCTGAAATCCTTGCTGAGGATAAGAAGTAGAAACAGGAGAATTATATGGAGGAATAATCTGAGTAGATTTAACAACCCTCATAATCTTCTCTTTACCAGGATTAAGTTTAACAACAGTAGGGTCTTTCATTACACTTGAGTGTGAACAACAGAAAAACTTTTAACTAAAGTAACACGCCGAACTAACTGATCTATGGCTTCTTCACCAAGCTGGAAGAAGGCAGGAGGGTCGTAAGGAGAAGTGACCCAAATCTTTTTGCCGAGAAACTGCCGCGAACCACCTTTGCATTCAATACGCATGGGGTACTTGTCGAACAACTGTAAAAACTGGTTGTACGTAGCCCAGTCCGAGCGAATGTCGTCAAGGACGATGTTTTCTTGTCCATCATAACCATCCCACCACTTGAAACTGACAGGAGCATAGGCATCCGTACCAGCTTCTTCCCAAGCCAAGTGAGATTTACCAGTACCTGTAGGACCCCAATACCAAAAGACCTCAGTCTTAACAGAACGAGGAGCTTCATAATAAGGCAAAGCCTTCTGAGCCCACATAACGCTCTGAAAAGATGATGATTGCTCCAATACCTCCTTAAAGGAGGCACCATCTTTCACTAAATCGCGAATGACGTCGATATCCGTGCGTTTACCCTTGCCCACTTGAAGCGTTCCGGCTTCTTCTGCTTCCG